AGCAAAAGCAGGCAAACCATTTGAATGGATGTCAATCCGACCTTACTTTTCTTGAAAGTTCCAGCGCAAAATGCCATAAGTACTACATTCCCTTATACTGGAGATCCTCCATACAGCCATGGGACAGGAACAGGATACACCATGGACACAGTCAACAGAACACATCAATATTCAGAAAAGGGGAAGTGGACAACAAACACGGAAACTGGAGCGCCCCAACTTAACCCAATTGATGGACCACTACCTGAGGACAATGAACCAAGTGGATATGCACAAACAGACTGCGTCCTGGAAGCAATGGCTTTCCTTGAGGAATCACACCCAGGAATCTTTGAAAATTCGTGTCTTGAAACGATGGAAGTTATTCAACAAACAAGAGTGGACAAACTGACCCAAGGTCGTCAGACCTATGACTGGACATTGAACAGAAATCAGCCGGCTGCAACTGCGCTAGCCAACACTATAGAGGTCTTCAGATCGAATGGACTGACAGCTAATGAGTCGGGAAGGCTAATAGATTTCCTCAAGGATGTGATAGAATCAATGGATAAAGAGGAGATGGAAATAACAACACACTTCCAAAGAAAAAGAAGAGTAAGAGACAACATGACCAAGAAAATGGTCACACAACGAACAATAGGAAAGAAGAAGCAAAGATTGAACAAGAGAAGCTATCTGATAAGAGCACTGACATTGAACACAATGACTAAAGATGCAGAGAGAGGTAAATTAAAAAGAAGAGCAATTGCAACACCCGGTATGCAGATCAGAGGGTTCGTGCACTTTGTCGAAACACTAGCGAGAAATATTTGTGAGAAACTTGAACAGTCTGGGCTTCCGGTTGGAGGTAATGAAAAGAAGGCTAAACTAGCAAATGTTGTTAGAAAAATGATGACTAATTCACAAGACACAGAGCTCTCTTTCACAATTACTGGAGACAACACCAAATGGAATGAGAATCAAAATCCTCGAGTGTTTCTGGCGATGATAACATACATCACAAGAAATCAACCTGAATGGTTTAGAAACGTCCTGAGCATTGCACCCATAATGTTCTCAAATAAAATGGCTAGACTAGGGAAAGGTTACATGTTCGAAAGCAAGAGCATGAAGCTCCGAACACAAATACCAGCAGAAATGCTAGCAAGTATTGACCTGAAATACTTTAATGAATCAACCAGAAAGAAAATTGAGAAAATAAGGCCTCTCCTAATAGATGGCACAGTCTCATTGAGTCCTGGAATGATGATGGGCATGTTCAACATGCTAAGTACAGTCTTAGGAGTCTCAATCCTGAATCTCGGGCAAAAGAAATACACCAAAACNACATACTGGTGGGACGGACTCCAATCCTCTGATGACTTCGCTCTCATAGTGAATGCACCAAATCATGAGGGAATACAAGCAGGGGTGAATAGATTCTACAGAACCTGCAAGCTAGTCGGAATCAATATGAGCAAAAAGAAGTCCTACATAAATAGGACAGGGACATTTGAATTCACAAGCTTTTTCTATCGCTATGGATTTGTAGCCAATTTTAGCATGGAGCTGCCCAGCTTTGGAGTGTCTGGAATTAATGAATCGGCTGATATGAGCATTGGGGTAACAGTGATAAAGAACAATATGATAAATAATGACCTTGGGCCAGCAACAGCCCAAATGGCTCTTCAACTATTCATCAAAGACTACAGATACACGTACCGGTGCCACAGAGGGGACACACAAATTCAGACAAGGAGATCATTCGAGCTAAAGAAGCTGTGGGAGCAAACCCGCTCAAAGGCAGGACTTTTGGTGTCGGATGGAGGATCAAACTTATACAATATCCGGAATCTCCACATTCCAGAAGTCTGCTTGAAATGGGAGCTAATGGATGAAGACTATCAGGGGAGGCTTTGTAATCCCCTGAATCCATTTGTCAGTCATAAGGAAATTGAGTCTGTAAACAATGCTGTGGTAATGCCAGCTCACGGTCCAGCCAAGAGCATGGAATATGATGCTGTTGCTACTACACACTCCTGGACCCCTAAGAGGAACCGCTCCATTCTCAACACAAGCCAAAGGGGAATTCTTGAAGATGAACAGATGTATCAGAAGTGTTGCAATCTATTTGAGAAATTCTTCCCTAGCAGTTCGTACAGGAGACCAGTTGGAATTTCCAGCATGGTGGAGGCCATGGTGTCTAGGGCTCGGATTGATGCACGGATTGACTTCGAGTCTGGACGGATTAAGAAAGAGGAGTTCGCTGAGATCATGAAGATCTGTTCCACCATTGAAGAGCTCAGACGGCAAAAATAGTGAATTTAGCTTGTCCTTCATGAAAAAATGCCTTGTTTCTACT